GAAACTCAAACATCAAAACAAATAAATAATGCCTTCTTACTACTTCTCATACGACGATTGGGGATATACATTCTATGAAACTCCATATGAACTTATTGAGAATACGCCTCGTATCCAAGATTGTTATTATTATGAAGGTGATGTATAGGAAGAAGATATAATCAAAGATGATGATGATTACAGAGAAATCAAAATTTTAGAACATATGGAAAAAGAAAATAAAAAAATTCATCAAGAATGGGAAATGGAAGTAGATGAAGTTCGTGCTATATATTTTAGAAGAATGGAGGATATTAAAAAATTAAAAGAAGAGAATAAAAAACTAAAAGAAACTATTAAAGAACTACAAAGTATTTTGGGAGAGTGTTGGACTTGTGGTGGATGTGCTACTCACAAGGAATGGAGGGATGCTCTTAATGAGTATGAACTCACTTGTGATATTTGTCATAGAGATGAATATCCAGAGCAATATGATAAATAAAACATAATCTAATTTTAAACATAGTATCTAATTTTAAACTTATGTGTAATATAATTTTTTATTTGATTTGATTTTTTATTTTTCTATGCGTGAAATATTTTTTCATTTTGTTGCTAAGTTTAAACATAGTATCTAAGTTTAAACTTATATCTTAGGTTTAGTATTTTCTAATAATTCTTCTACTGGATTTAGTGTGCTTCTAATATTTCTTAATACTTTATAGATTACACAACTATCATTATTTACTTGTGCTGATGAACCATCTGGTTCTAATATTTGTGTTTGTATTTCTGTAATGGTTTTTGGGTTTGTGATTAAAAATTGTAGTCCTTGGTCTTCTTGGAAAAAATAATCACCTACATTATTCATTTTATTTACTACACCTATTGTATTTAGTAATTGTCCGCTGTCTCTTGACCCTAAGTAAGTATATTTATCTAATAAAGATGTTTTTATTGTATAATATGCTCTGGTCATTTTTATTGGGAGATTTGATGCTATAAGTTCTACTGATTTTTGAGATTCTGTTATTGCTGGATATGATTGGACATATCTATCATCTACGAAGGGTGGTGTTTGACCAGCGGTTAGACCATTAAATACCATACCCAATGGGACTTGTGAGGTCATTAGAGTAGCACCAAATACATTTGTGATAAAATTCATAGTGTCCCCAGCATTTACATCACAATTTGTTGTTATGACCGCCATATTTTCTTTATTGATTTCATTTATTCTTGTATTATAATTAAAATTAGAATTAGTGGATGAATGAAATTGATTATATGAGAAACCTAATATACCCCAGAGGGATTTATCCCATACATTTTCTGATATACCCATACTTTCTATTGTTATACCAGATTGGGCATCAAACACTGTCCAAGGGGATATAGCACGATTCATAGGTGTTATGATATATTTTTGATTATTTAAGTTGTTGGGTGTATCAGATACTACATCACTTGCGTAATTTTGAGAGTAAGGGATCATATCGGTTGTAAAATTATTATTTAATATTCTTTTATTAATATGAAATACCTTCTCTTGCGAGTTTGGATTAGTAGTTGTGTTATTGGTTTCTGTCTCACTGTTGATTCCTGAGTTCCATAGATTACCGATATATTCTGGTGTATGTAATTGTGATAAACTAAATTTATTATTAGAGGCATTAAAATTTACTTGTGGTTCTTGCGAACCTAAATATGCTTTTTTAGAGAATGGTGCTGTATCAATTAGTGCTGTGCTTTGTGTTGCGAAATTATTTATCATAGTATTTACTGCGAAGTGGGTCATTAATTGATAATCAGTATTTAACATACCATCACCTAACGCACACATACAATTACCGAAAGCATTAAAATGTTTATCAAAACCCATTACTCTTCCAGAGGCATTATTTTGAGTATATGACCCATTTGATAGAGTTGATTGATAATTACCAGTTATTAGTAGATTTGTTCTACCAGAACCAGATAGACCAGAATAGTAAGCATATTCTATTGGGATGCCTCTATCAGTATAGTTTGAGTTAGTATATTCTAATGTGTTAGTATTACCTAATCCAGAAGTTGAGAATGATATTACATATTTATCTTCATTAGGGATATATCTTTTATAAGCGAAACCATAACAAGGATGACCTTCATTACCCTCAGTGAAAGTGTTAGATGCGGATGGGTCAAAATCAAAAAATAGTGGGACTGAATTTTGTGATGAAGCATTTTGATTAGCGAGTTGTCCAGTAAATCCGCTGAGGGGATATACATTATCACCGCCCAGCATATCTTTACCAGAGGCATTAGCACAAGCATTTAAGTTCATATGTAAAAATCTACTATTATTGATAGTTGTAATACCAGAGTAATTATTAAATTGATTAGAGAATAGTTCTGGATAATTGCCTTGTGTGTCCAACCATTTTTTCCAAGCATTAAGATTAGTAGTTGTCCATTCGTGGTTTAATACGATGGAGGCATTAAATCTTCCATTACTACTTTCTAATCCAGCACCTACATTAATATCGTGTAATAATCTTGTATAACCATTATGTAATAGACCTTCTGTAAAAGTATCACTTAATTCCATACCAGCATCATAATAATCTGGTCGTTTGATGCCGATAAATTGATAATTTTGTATGTATTGATTGTAGAACATAAAACTATCACTTAATCCATTTTGTTCTAAACAAGCATTATAGAATGCGAAATATGTGGAGGCATTATGATCATACATACTCATTGTGTTAAAAGTTTTATAAGTTTTACTTTCTGTGAATACGGATACTGGTCTTTTTACTCTGGAACGATGTGGTTGTGATGAATTATTATATTCATAAAGGTGTTCTTCTTCTAATGACCCAGTTTGTCTAAGTTGGTTTGTTAAACTATCTGCTATACTTTGAGGTGATGAGAAACCAGTTGGTGCTGTTAATTTGATTACTTCTTCATATGGTATAAATTTACTTTCTGCTGGTGATTCATAATCATACCAATCACTTGGTGTTAGTCCGCCTTTTCTTAATCCAGTTGGATTAGCGAAAGTATATATTTTAAATCTACTATTATCATTTTTTAATTTAAAATATGATGTTGTAAATGATGTTGGATTATCTGTATCTTGTTGTGATGATTTATTATAAATATAGTCATCCTCTACCCAATATTGTTGGTTTATTCCAGTTTTTGAGGCACTGTCTGTTCCTGTGCGACCTTCTAATGATAATACACCGCCTTCTGCTTCGCTTATTCCTTTAAAAGGCAGACCACGAAGGATACTATCGTCCTGATCCCATTGTGCGTGTCTTGTTCCATCAGCAATAGGTAATTCATTCATAAATCTACGAGGTAATGCTATTGATAATTCACCATTTCTTGTTTTATAATATGATATTTTTACATTTACCTCATTGTCTTTTAATACATAAGTTTGTGATATATTTTGAGCAAAAATTAGTAGAGGGTCTCCCCATTTTATTGTATGGTCAGCATTAGAAGTATTGGGTGGGTCAGTGAAACACGCACTTGTTTTTGTTAGTGATGTATTGCTTAATGTTATTTTGATAGGATTACCTTTAACATCAGTTAAAGTTTTTCCAGAAAATTGTATTGTATCACCACCAGCACCTTCTTGTGATATAAATGCTGAGTGTAATGATACACTATCACCAGCGTTTAATTTAATACCACTACCTAACTTATTAGTAAATAGTGATGGGTCTATATTGTTATTGGTTTTACCTTCTTCACTTGCTAATCTATTACATTCCAGTAATGTTGTTTCTACAAATGAAGACATATATATTATATTAATAAAAAAATATTAATTATTAATTTAAGCAAAAGATATATCTAAAATACCATCACGAAGTTCTGCTTGTTTGATTACCTCAATCCAGCATCTGTGAGTATGAGTGGCGTCTGCTACGGCAGAGTATTTGATTTCTAACTCTATACCACGACTATTAATTCTTTCATTTCTGTTAAGGCGATTAGCATTCCAGAAAAATTTACCACGGAGATGGGAGTTTTGTGGGAGATTATTATAATCCTCGTGAGTTAAAGCACCTCCACCACGAGAATACATATCACGAGAGACGTGGGGTGGTGTTGCCTCAGTAGATACTACATCGTGAAAATGTATTGCGTTATTATTTCTATCAATTGGGTATAAATATTTATCATTATATCTTACATTAGTTGTTAATTCACCTACATTTCTTGCTCCACTTGTAGTTGTGAGGTTAGGTGCTTCGGCGTGATAAACATTGGTCATATTTCCGTGTCCTACACCATCACGAGATAATCCGTGAAACATTTTTGATACTACACGACCAGCACCTCCTACATTTATGATTTGTTTTGATTGTGCTTGTGCTTGTGTGAGAGTTCTTTTATTTAATTGATAATCTACATATTGGAACTTCATATTGCGATTAGCATTCTCAAAGTCAGTCATTGTTTGACCATCATAAAAAATATAATCAGCAATTAGTTTTAATTCACTTGTATCAATAGTAAGTGTTTCTAATGCGTCGCTTCCTACTTGTCTTTGAGAGTTATTGCTGTTAAATACTAACTCAATTGATATGTCTTCATCAAACATATACAATGGTAGAGAGTTAAAACGGAGGAATGGGAATAAATCAGCAAGAGATACTTGGAATACTGGTGCTTGTTCCAGTTCCTGCCAGATGTATGGTAATAATCCGTGTCTTGTTGTAGCAGTTTGACTATCTACAATATAATCAAGACCATTACCTAAACCATACGAAGACGCATTATAATCACTATAATCATCTTCACGACTATTGTATCTTAATTCTAATGCTGTATTACGAGATGATAATACTTGTTCTCTTTCTTTATTTACAGATGGGTCAATAAAAGTTGATTTATACGCCATAAAATGACCAAAATCTTCGGTTTGGGAAATAGTTTTCGCACCGACTTTAAGAGTTGCTCTCTCAATCAAAGCACTTATACCTACATTTGTGGGATAAGTGTGTTTGGAGGCAGTTCCAGTAAGAGCAGAACAACCAATAGCAATTTTACTAAAACTATTCATAAAACCTTTTTTCATTAAAACAAATCGGCAAAAAGTATTTGATGATACAACTGGTTCTAAAATATCACTATCAACAGATACTTCCATATCCGTGGGGACACTTCCTATTTTGATGAGATCTGGAATGGCGGACATTATTTATATTTAATATTATATTTTATTTTTTTGTTATTTATTTTAATTTATTTGATAATACATTTATCAATACTATTCTTCTACATTTATCAATACCACTAAAATGTGATGAAAAATCACCCATTGTCCATTGATGTTTGGAATTATCACCACGATGGAAACTTTGGAATGTTCTATATGGTTTTATATCAAATAATTTTTTATCACAATTGTTGTAATAATCTATGAATACATTTTGTTCCCAGTTTCGTTCTGTTTTATATTTACACTTACCACCCATATCATAAATATGATTAATTATATCAATAGTTTCACTTCCATTTTTAAAAAATATAAAACCACAATTTATATCATCATAGTATAATGTATCATTACCTTTTCTATCTGGGTCATTTTGTATTATGATAGGTTTATCATTATCAATAAAATCTCTAATATCTTTATTAAAATCAGTTAATAAAATATCATCATCAATCCAAATAACATAATCATAAATATCTAATAGTAATAAATCTTTTACGAGTAATAATTTAGACCAACTGGTTGCTCTTTCATTATCTAATGAGTGATTAATGAATTTAAAATCAATATTAAATTTATCACAATAAGATTGTAGGTTAGGTTTAGTGAGGTCATATAACCATTCTCTATCACTGAGTGAGCAGATACATAATTTCATCTATATAATAAAATACAAATTAAATATGATAAAATAACCTACATAAGTTTAAAATTAGATACTAAGTTTAAAATTAGTATGAAAATAAAAAAATATTTCTACGCATAGAAAATAAAAAATCAAATCAAATTAAAAATTATTTTGGGCATAAGTTTAAAATTAGTATCTAAGTTTAAAATTAGTTCATTACTTGGACACCATTTTCAGTGAAAACAAGAGTGCTTCTATTACGAACAAATAGATAGAAAGCATTTGGACTATCTGTTGTTAGGTTGTTTTCTACTTGGACACCAAAATTTACATTGGAGAAATTTACACCTTGACCACTTATCTGATCCATCGCTACACCTAATCCATACATAGCACCAGCACCTTTAACAAAATGAGGAACTGCTGGAATAAAATTAGTATATGTATGTGGAGATAATTGAGTGTGTTTAAGAGCATAATATGGTGTAAGAGCATTTACAAAATTCTTTAACTGCTGTGGGTCTCCATCAATGTTTAATGTATTATCCTTAAATTGTGTTTCTATATCATACATCAACGGCATACGAATACCACCACGAGTAAATACAATCTGTTTTATATCTGCTACACTATCATCTGAATTAAGGATTGGAGTTGTCCCTAATCCATCATTTGCGAAGTTATTGATATATCTTGATGGAACAATATTTACAAATGCTCCTAATACATTAGATAATCCCATATTAAAATTGAGTATAGCATTAGTAGAATTGATACTATTAAAATATGAATGAATACTATTATACTCAAAAGTATTACCTACTGCTGTATTTGGAGCAACTACTTGTGCCTCTGCTATTAATTTAAGAGAGTTTAATTCATAAAAGGCATCAGTTATACCAGTAGTGCTTTCATCATCACTGAAAAAGACTTGACTATCCGGAGCAAGTTGGATTTCTATCATTAATCCTCCAATACCATTATTACGAGATAATGGGATAGGATTTCTTCCGCCAAGTAATCCGCAAGGAAGATTAATACAGAAAGCAGAACCTTCACTATTTAATACAGCACCACTACCATTAGTATTATTACAAACCTCAATACGCTGGGTCATAATATTTGGTGATACAAGTGTGGTTGTATTTAAATATCCAAGTGCTTCTTTCTCACTGCTCATAATAGGCATATATGAACTCATAAATCTGTTGTAATTATTAATTCTTTCTATTGTGGATTTATGAACTTGTGAGGAAAGAGTTAGTGTATCAATGATACTATAAATACCAACTTTTGGGTCTAAACAGATTAAATTACCATCTGCTTCTGTTTGGATTGTTTTTGACGCATCACGATATACTGCTATATTACCACAAAATCTAACAGAAGAACCCATCAAATGTAAATCATTCTCACCAATAATAAACTGAATTACTGGATTACCCTCTTTGTATGATACTTTCCCAGTGGATACTACATTACTCGGTTGGATGTCCATATAAACATTTTGTCCTAAATTACTCATTATGATATTATAAATATATATTAAAAATTATTTTAAAAAATATTTACAATCATTTTTTATCTGTATCTTTCTTTTTAACACTATACTTACCCTTTGCTAATGAACTCTTAATATTACGACCTACCATACCTACTGGGACTTTTGTTTGTCCTTTTTTACCTTTAACACTTACATTGACTACTGGTTTCTTTTTCTTAACTGGTGGGCGACCTTCTGCTACTTTACGAGGTGTTCGTGGTGGAGTTCTCGCACGACCTTTACCTCCTTTTGCTTGTGCTTCTAATAATAATTTACGAGGAGTTCGTGCTCTTGGTTTTAATTGTAATAATTTTGATGGAGGGGCAGATTCTTCTACTTCACTAATACCTTCTACTCCATAAATAGTAGCAAGGTCTTTTAAAACTTCTTTACCACCATATTTTACTTTTACAGCAGTTCTTGTAGGTGATACATCTTCCATCAATACACCATCTACATTTTTACCACGAACATTTATTTTTACTTTGAGACCTTTCTTCATCTTCGCTCCGTGTAATCTACGCAAGTCTCTTACATATTTTGCCCTTGCTTGTGCGTCGTGCTGAGATACTGGTTTTTGACGATACTGAGCAGTAGATAATACCATTTTTATATATTACCATATATTTTATTTTTTTGATTTTTTATGTTTTTCCCATAAATCTTTATCTGCTGTTCTTCTTGTTGTGCCTCCAACTGCGAAACTATACACTCTCGCCATCGCCCATTGTTGTGGTGATTTTACAGATGGTCTTACGCTACTGGGATTTGTTCTGTATGCCCCCATACCGCGATCATATACACTATCTAATATACTCATACTAATACCAGTAAGTTTTGATATATCTTTTTTACTATTTGATTTATTTAATGGTTGTTTATATCTTTTATTAAATTTCATTTTATTGGTCATTACTTTCGGTTTCTGGTTCATTATTAGTATTACTTATATTATTTTCTTGTTTTATTTCTTCTTTTACTATTTGGTTTGCTTCTGCTAAACTTGGTTTTTTCTCTTCTGGCGGTGGTAATACATCACGGATAATACATCCCCAGCAGATAGAACGGCAACGAGATTTATATAATACTAATAATAAGGGTATTATTGCTCCACTGACTAATAATATGATAAAATTACCAACATCTAATAAACTTTCTTCGCCCATTTATATTATAAGTTAAATCTTTTTTTATAGTTTTTAATATTTTCTTGTCTTGATGTGCTATTTCCCCAAAGTATATAATATGATAAAAAACCAGCACGAGTTGGGTCATTAGTATTTAAATCTTTTTTATGTCTTTGTCTATACCTTGCTCTTTGTTCTTTATCTTTTGTGATAGTATAGTCCGCCATTCCTTTTGCTCCAAAGTGTGTAGTTTTAGTTCTGCCGTTGTCTTTTGTAAATACCGCCATCAACTTTTTGTTAGGTTTAGTAGATGGTTTAATAGTCATTTTCATTTATTATAATATTATAAAAAAAATTATACTTCTACCATAATTGTATCACCTTTAATTACGAGGCGACGCATATGGTGGACGAAATTGTTCCAGAGTTTGTTTTTCGTTGGACTTGTGCCTTGATAATTGACTTGTAAAGAGAACTGCTTACCACGACCATCATATACACCATTTTGTCCAGCAGTTAGAGAGCGACCAATAATAAAGTTTCTATTAAATTCTAATAGAGATTGTCCAGTAATATTAGCACTGGTTAATGCTTTCTCAACCTCTATGAGATGTTGCTGGGAAATAGATTTCTTACTGGATGTTTTACTACAATCCACGAGACGAGAGGGTTGGAGTTTCCCATCGTATAGGAACTGATAATTTGTAATATTGTCGCTTATCCCTACAAGACCACATCTATCTTGGAATAAAAAGAAATTAGCATCACCACTAAAATCTTCTTCATAAGTTCCACTCGCAGTTAATACTTGTGTTTGAGTATAGACCGAACTATCCGTAGGAACACAGATGATAGACCGCATACGGCGGTTCTCAATAGGCAACTGAATGTTCGCAACAATATCACTGGATAGTTGAGAATATCTGTAATTAGTGACGGATAAGAAATCATAATTAATTGTCCCACCCTCCCTCATTTTTCTCATCATATCATTTTCATAATTAGAACCCATATCAACTACTTCCAAATATAATTCTACATTATTTAACTGATATGTTGTGGTAAGTGGAGCGCCTACATCAGCAGATTTTGTAAATATCACGTGGGAAGCATTTGAGTTTGTCCCAAGAGAAGCAGTTAAACTGAAATTGGTAGTATTTACTTTAATTAACGAACGACCATTAACAGTTTCTAAACCAATACTTTTGATTACTGGGAATGTTCCTACTGCCCCCGCTCTCATCTCAACGAACGCTGGTGTTCCGTTAGTTTTATAAAATCCAATGGATTCTCCAACTACAAATGGTAAAAATTCTGGATTAGTGTATCCGTTAAAATTTTCTAAATAAATATTTGAGGCATTTACACCAGCAGAATATGAACCATTAGCATTAGTCAAGCAACCATTTTGAGAATGAATAAATGGATTAAGAGTTGTTTTACGATTAACCATAGCACCTTCCATTTGACGAATACATTTTACAGCATCTTCTAATAGGATAGAAATTCTCAAACCAGATGTAAGCATAGTTGGAAATACTTTATCATTTGAGAATATCCCAGTATTAAGTGGAAGACATACTTTACAATCTTGATAAGAAGCATTAACAAGAGAAGCACTCGCAGTTGTATCTGGATTTTTAACACTAAACTGATTAACAGCACTATTCTGGAAACTTTCACTACATCCTTGCGAACCTTCATTTTGACCTCTGTATCCAGCACCTTCACTTAATCCTCTTTTATTTCTTAAACTATCATTACATTCATAGTCATACTTTACCATAGTATTAATATTATAACCTACGATTTCCTCTAATAATGCGTTATTAGACCCATCAAAGATGCGTATTTCTTTGATTAAAGATTGTGCCCCTATATGACTATCTAACATTAGGCGAGTTAATTGACCATCAGTATCACCTTTTTGCTGAATCTTCACATCAAAAGAAAGATACGAATTTTTGGGATTAAAGAACTTAACTTGTTGAGGATCTACATAAAAATCAATCTGCTGTGCTGGATTGTAAGATAGACCATTTACTGCTGGAATACCAATTGATTTCTGGGTGATAGGGATTTTATTATCGGCAACGAAAAAAGACATTTATAATATAACAATAGATTTTTATTATATATTTTTATTTTTCATTTAATAAACAAATATTTTTCATCTCATCAAATAAACAATCTTTACTAAACATTACTTTTAGACCTTTTTTATTTGCTCCTTTATAAAATGACCTATGCTCACAATCTATTATTAATTCATCATCTACCAAGGTTGCTGGATAATATCTAATATCTTTAAATTTATCAATTTTATGAATACAAAATCCATTAAAATAACTATCAATCGGTCTCAAATCTTTGTCCATTTGTGATACAATTTTTTGTAAATAATTTTTTATATTAAATTGTTTTGCCCACGCTGGATAATATTCTGTATCAGTAGGCATCCAAGATGAATGTTGTAAATGGTCAATACTAACTGACCAACTATCATAAAATCCTTCATTATAAAATGCTAAACTATCCCATTCATCACTTCTGTGTAAATATTTTTCTAATATTTGAGGATTAACTTTAAAATTAAATACATCATCTAAATCACACATAATGAAATAATCATATGATGATAAATCTTCTTTACTATTTGTATCATAACCTTCATTGTAAATATGATTTAATATTTGATTTCTTGCTTGTCCAATATTGTATGCTCTACCAACACCATCCATAAATCGTGGTTTTTGATTAATAATAATATCAATATCAAATCCATCTTTTTTTAATTGTGATAATTCTAATAATGATTTATCACCACTATAATCATAACAAATCAATATTTTAACTTTACTAAATAATTGTGATAAAAGTTTTATATTATCAAAACTTTTATGTAAATAACCTTCATTTTTAAAAACAGTAGAACAAAAAATAACTTTTTTATCACAAACCATATAATATGATAAATAAATTAATATGGTTGTGAGGACGCAACCATTCCAGATTGGACAGCACTAATTTTAGGTGCTGTATCTAATGATGAAGCAGTAGTTTGTGTAGGGGGGACATTAACTTGTGATGCTTGTTTTTCCTTAGAACCAACATAATCAGAAATAGCACTAACACCAGAGGCAATACCCCCAGCAACTTGTAATCCAACACCTATTTCAGCACCAATACCAGTAGCATCAAGCATAGCACCAGCACTTTCTAAACCAGTAGTAAGTGATGCTAAACCAGTAGCACCAGCAGTAATACCAGCAACATTAGATACTTTTTCAGCAGTATTTAATTTATTAAAACCACCCTCAGCATCATCTAAAACATCTTGGACACCACCAACAACAGCGAGACCCTCTCCCGCTTTACCCAAACTATCCAAAGAATTAACCACATTTTTAGTGGATTTGATTGCGTTTGCTGTGCTTTCCATAACACCAGATAAATCTCCCATTTGTGCTGAACGCACACCATCACCAACAGCACCCATAGTTTCTCTTGTTCCAGTGAATGCTTCACCAACACCTCTTGCTGACCCTTGTAATGTTTGTTCTAATGCTTGACGACCATAACTTAATTGACCAGATAAATCAGCACCACGAGAGACAGCATTACCACCTCTTGCTGTATCAACAACAACATCAGTAGTATCTTGTCCTAAATCTAATTCTTGTGGTCGTGGAGCATCACCAACACGGACATCACCAATACCTTCTAAACTTCCAGCACCACTTTGTGATAAAAATGCTCCACGCCTTACACCTCTAATTGCTTTACCAGTATCTTCATAAATTTTATTTAATTGCTTACCAGTTTTATAAATATTACGAGCATCATTAAGGAAAGAGGTTGCTTCTTGCGACCCACCATATTCTGCCTTAGTGCTTTCTGCTTGGCGTAATATTTCATCTTGTTTTTCTAAAACATTATGATTGTTAAGGTTTTCTAAGTTTCTGTTATGTATTGCTTCTTGTATTGCTCTATCTCTAATTTGAGCATCATTGTTATACTGGACACCACGAGAATAACCTAAAATATCACTCATTTATATTATAATTAATATTTTATTAATATATATTTAATATTTTATTGATTATATATGTATATTATAAATCTAAGTTTAAAATTAGTATCTAAGTTTAAACATAGGTCTAAAAATGAAAAATAATTCGTGTGTATGAAAAATATTTTTGTGATGAAATAATTTCTGAGAATTTATATAAGTTTAAACATAGTTTCTAAGTTTAAACTTAGTTTTATAATGTATGTATATAACTTTCTGGTAAAAAATAATGTGCCTTTAACTTATCTGTATTCCAACATACTATCTCATTATGAAAATCAATCCCTGTATATATACCATAATTTATATAAAAAATACACTAAAAACACTGAGCAAAATATCCTTCATCCATAGGTTTCAGTGATGCTGGTTTGCCTTGTGCTCTACGGATTGTAGCATTAATACGCTCTTTCTCTTTCTCCTCTGCTTTTTTCTTTTTTCTTTCTGCTTTCTCTGTCGCTTTTTGTGTATCATATTTTGCTATTGATTGTGATACAATATCTTGTATATGTTCTTGTGATATATTTGTATTTACATTATTAACTATTACTTGTTCATTATCTACTTCTTTTATTTGTTTCTTTACTGCCTTTTCTACCTTCTTTTTAACATACTCATCTTTCTTTTGTGATAAAATCTTCTCTACCTCAGCATCCTTCTGCTCCCTCATTGCTTTCCTCTTAGCATTTGATTTCTCCCTTGCTTTCGCCAGTTGCTCTAACCTTGCTTGTGATAATTTTTTCTTCTCCTTTTTTACTGGTTTAACTGCTGGTGGTTCTTTAAAAATATCTTCTGGTGGTATTATTTCTTTTTTTTCTATTACAATAGGTTCATCTTCCTCGTCCATATCAAATTGTGTTTCATTATCCTCAGTATTTTCAGTATCCTCAGGAGTTTCAGTCATTACAACTTCTGGTAATACATCCGCCATTTGTATATTTTCTATAATATTTTATTTTTAAAAAATTAATTTATTTTATATAATAATTATTATATATGCCTCAAATAAAAAAAGTAAAAGACCGAGAAGGTGTTAAATATAAACCATTACACCCACATTTACCCCAACCTTGTGCTAATGTCCTACATATATCTCCCGTAAAAACTGGTAAGTCTACGATCATCAGTAATCTACTACTATCCCCAGAGTTTTATGGACAAGATTACTTTGATAGAGTAAAGATTATGAGTAATACTATTATGAATGACGATACAAGTAGATTTTTAAAAGATGCTTTTGATGTAAGTGATCATTATGATGATAGTATTGTAGATGGATTAATAGCATCACAAAATAAGTTTGATAAAGAAGAGATGCCGAGTTTAGCAGTAATATGTGATGACCTTTTGGGAAGTATAAAAAGAGAAGCAAAAATTAATCACCTTGCTTCTCGTTTTCGTCATTACAATATACAATTACTATATTATTCATCACAATCATTCCGTAAAGTAAATAATGTAGTAAGACAAAATGCTACTAATGTTATTATAGGTAGTCCTTTCCCAAACCAAAAAGAACTGGGCAAAATAGCAGAAGAATATGGTGATATGTTTGGAGGTATGAATAATTTTTTAAGAATATATAGAATTGCTACACCAAATAGATATGATTTTTTACATTTAGATTTACAAGAAAATCCACCAGTTGCTTATCATAATTTTGAGAAACCAATAGCAATAGGTGAGAAAATAGTAAGTGGTGATAAAAATATGAGTGTAGAAGAAGAAGAAGAAGATGAAGAGGTAGAAGAAGTATCACAACCTCAAACAAGAAGTAAAACTAATCAAAGTGTATAACAACTTTTTTTATATCACATTTAAATGTGGGTGGTTTTTTTATATCATTTAGTGATAATTTATGGTTTTTATAATAATTATCACCACTTAATTCTATGAATCTGTTATATTCACAGATGTCGTATTGTTTTTTAACTACAACTCTGTAATACAATCTTCTATATTCATATCTTTTTTCTTTGTCCCACTTCATAAATTATAGAAGAAAATAATTTTAATGTTTCATTTTTGTCTCTTATCTTTAAGTATTTATCGTTGTTGTCTAATATCAAAGCATACAATAGTTTGTCCAACAATATCAACATCCTCGGTTTTTTCATCTACATTACATATTTCTACTCTTAAACTATTAATCCTTATAGGTTGAGGATTATTGATGGGGATGTATAATTTTTCTGGTGATTTAAAAAATAAACCACCTACATCATTACCAGCATTATCAAATCGTGGGATATGTAATAATATTTTACTCATCCCTCCTTTTCCAGTATTAAAACTCTCAACTGGTAAATCTGGTGTTCTAATAAATAATGATTTATTACTCGTCATCTGTGGAATAGTTTTACTTTCTATAATACCAAGATTACCTTGTGTATCTGATTGATATGTATTTATTGTTTGAGTAGGTGTCTGCTCAAAACCCATAATATTTTGAGCGCCACAATCTCTTGTCCATCCACCAGCAATTGCTGTGTCTCTACCATTATATAATCCTTCGCTACTTGTTATAATTGTGATATTTTTATTAACACCACCACTCGCATTTAAATTTTGTAATGTGGGTTTATATGTGCTGTTCATATCTAATGGGTCTCTACTATCTAATAAATCACATAATCCGTATGTAGCATTAAGACTATTACCAGCACCTCTTAATAAAGACATTTGGAAATCTTGATATGTAAATTCACCATTAAAATGATTACCAATCAAAGCAGTAGAATGTGATATACCACTATCTACACGACCACCATATTGATATGATAAATTAGTTTCACTATAACGAGGTGTAGGAATATTTAATCCATCATAATTATCAACAACCATAATTCGTGAAGCAGATGGTGTATCATAAATATTAACTTTTGGAAATAAATAGAAAGTAGTAATAGACAACATTTTCATTCTTTTATCTTTATCAACAGATGAATTATTAACCAATACAGTTTCAGCACCAGCACTATTTAATACAGATATTTGTATATTATCACCTTTTGCGAGAAATTTAACTCCAACAAATGAAGCAGATACTTTATATGTCCCATAATCAACTTCTCTACGACGATGGACACCATCTAATTCATTACTTCTTACACCACTATCATCACCGAGAAAACTAAAATCAAATACTTTTAATACGAATTTATTAGTAGCAACATCATATGTTGATGCTACACTATAATCAAAAAATCTTTTAGTATTAGGGACATTACCTTTTTCATTAACACCAGCATAAAAGGGCATACCATATCCTTCTAAATTTACACCACCAGTTGTTCCGTGTGCTTGATACTCATTTAGAGTTCCTCTTGTTAATCCAACTTCCCATAAATCACCAGCAGAACCATTAACAGAAGAATTATATGTGAATACAACAGAACCATTAGCAAGATTTAATGGATATTTTTGACCAATAACAGATAAATCACCAACTAACTCCTCTGGGTCTGCTTTCTTTAAAACAACACCAGAAGTAGATGAAGCAGATACAACACAATTAAGGTCAGTAGTATTAGTAGATACATAACCACCTTGTCCAGCAACTGCTGGGATAGGTGTTTTTTCACCAGATAAGTTTTGAGTAAATGAGTATTTAAATCCAGTAAAAGCACCACTCCCATTCTTTAATTCTACCTTTAATCCATCATCGGCAATAGGGACAAAATTAGGATGCTGACCTAAACCATTATATAAACCATATTTAATTCTTTCAGCAAGGTCGGTAGGGTTAGAAGTGCCTTTGCCTCCTTGTATCCAAGTTCTACTGGGAAAACCAGAAACACTCATCAAATCTAAACTATCAGCATTTAAATCTCTTCCAATAAATACAGCAAATTGATTATTACTATCATCAACTTGGACATTACCATTTCTTGTAAATTTAATACTATCAACTGCTATTTCACTATTAGGTTTAATCTCAACAGTTTGTGATAAAGTATTAACATAACTATTAGGTTTATTCATCCCAGTAGTATTAACTGGATTTTCACTTATATCCGTAGTGTTTGATGTGATTAGAAAAGTCATTATATATTAATTAAATATTAAAAATAATATATATTAATTTTTTTCTAATTAAATATATAAATATGCCCAACAAAAGAAAAGTAAAATTTGTGAAACCAATTGATAATAATGGTTCGCCAGATGTTCCTTTACAATTTAATGTAAAAAAAGATGTAGAAGATAGTAAGAAAATAAAACCAACGGATGTGTTTGATGGTTATACTAAAAAAAATGATAAGAGAAAGAAAAGTTCTAAGTAGGACATTGCCTCATTTCTAAATCAAATAATCTATTAAACATTACTAATTGATAATCAATTTTACCATTATCGTAAGTTTCATTACCCTTTAAAAATTTTTTCTTTAATTGAGATTTGTGTTGATATTTATTTTTAATAACAGATTTATCACAAGCACTAAATATGTTCTCATAAACATAATCAAACTTTGCTTCTTTTACACGCATATCGTATATTATCACATTATTATTACCAGAATTATCTTTAAGTTGTTTAGGATAGTATTTATCAAATACCTTTTTAATAA